TTTCTATACAAGTATTATACCCCCATTTCGCCCCCTTTGTCCACCTGTGCATAACTCTTATACTCCCTGATATATCTCTCGCACCCCTTCAACGGATGCTTGTCGTGCCACTCGTGGCTCAACAGACAGCCACAATAGCCACAGTGTCCTGCCTGTTTAAGTATCTCCTCGGTGGGAATGTGGATGTTCAATACTGCTGCGGTGATGGTGTATTTCACGAACGTAGGTCGATGATGTGCTGGCTTTCCGCGTTGTCTATCACGGTATTCTTTCTGTTTTAATTTGTTGTATTCTTTGCGGTTCATTTCGGCCACATAAGTTGTACTCCGCCGTCTGATACTATCTGGGCTTTCCTTATCCCCTCAAAGACATCCCTCGCGCCAAAGACCTTAGCCTTCTCGTGGTTGAAGTGTTGCATACCGATGTCGCTATATAATAAGGCATGACAAAAATGGTCAGGCCCCGACCTTTTCCAAATATATTCAACCCCTAACAGACTCCTGTCGTCTTTGCCAGGCTTTGAGTCCACCTCAATCTCCTCACGATACAAGAACCCAAAATGTGAAGCGAACTCCGCCCATTCCTCCTTCGTGCCGTTCAGCCTATAGCGTCCGATGTCTCTCATTTGCTCGACCATAATGGTCATCTGCCTATTTCGGTCCACTCTCACCGTGCCGAACTCATCATCTGTTCCCCACTCAACGTAGTCGTTGCTCTTTCGGTCTTTGCGATAGAACACTAAGAATACTCTGCCGGGGTACTTCGCTTGTAGCTTTCTGACGCCGATCAAATCACCACCTTGGTCAAACACCGCCACCGACTTATCAAACGTCTTTAGGAAACCCGCTATCTTGTCATAGGGGTCTTTACTAGCCGTGATTTCGGTCTCATGACCATACAAGAACACCCCTTGCTTATTTCTTAGGACGTAATGAATCCCATGTCCCGTGTCACACCCGATGATAACTCGGTCATCCTTTGCGTAGTAATCATTTACCTCATCCACGCAGTTCATCAGGACGGTTTTCGGCTCTATTCTGTCCTCACTCCCGATGTACGGTAAACCTAAGACGTAGTTGTAGAAGTATTGCTTGTCTTTTTGCGGGTCGTTGAACGCTTTGATGATGTCTTTCGCGCTCTTGTTGTAGAGCATGAGTTGGGAAACATGGTAGCCGGAAAACTCTCCATCACTTGTTGCCACCCATTTTCCGTTAATGCGAACTCCGTCCAATAATTCTTGCCCGCAACTTTTACATATGTAGCAGCCTCGGTCAATAGATACACTTTCTGGCCAAGACAAAGTTTGTTCTGTTTTGCATTCATCGCATTTTATAAACCATTCTTTTTTATCCGACTGTTGCCAGTACACATCGACTCCGTGTCCGGCGAGGCTAGGATGGCTGAAATACCATCGCCACCCTCCATCTTCTTGTGCTTGTAGTCTGTTTTCATATTGCGTGATAACTTCCATATTGCTCGCATCGACCTCGTCGTGAATGTTCAGACCCGACGGAATCATCATAGCTTGCTTTGCTGTGAATGTTCCACGATAGAATATGATTGAGTCCCCTATGCTCTTCTGCTCAACGGTGTCATGGTCTTTTACCCAGTCCATGAGAATAGGATTCTGCGCAATGATACGATTGAATGAACCACCGACCATATCTTGAACATCTGAGATGGTGGGGAGAGTGTAGATTATTTGTCTCCGTAGCTTCTTTGCCACCCAGAAGCTCTTAAGCGCGTTCATAACCGTAGCCCCGATCTGCGGCGGCTTCAGGAGAACTTGTAAAGGACTTAAGTCGTTATAAATATCAAACAGAAACTTTCGCTTTTGAAACTCTATCGGGAAACCTACTTCATTCTTTAACTTGTGCTTTATCGTCCACAATGCCGGACTTCCCTCCATCGCCTGGGACACCTGTTCCTCGGTATAGGGCATTCAATTCTTGCGTGAGAGCTTTAATTATCGGTAATGCCTCGACCTCGACATTCATGTTCAAGTGTTTATCAGGAGCATAACTCCCATGAACCTTAAATACTTTATCAGCCGCATCAAGCTTATCGTGGTCTTTTGATTCGTCCGAATATAATATCTTTGCTACTACCTTCTTTGCTCCTTCCTCACTAAATCCTAATTCATTCAGCTCATCCTTAACGCCTTTTGCCCCAATAGTAAGCCCTGGATGCTTCTCTGCGGTCTTTTTAGCATATCCTACATTTACCAACAAATCTTTTGCGACAGTTTCTTTTTTGTCTTTCGCGCTTTCTACTATCGCTTTAGCCAGTTTTTTTTGTAATCTTGTCGCCATTTCCCCATATTATAGGGCTATTTTACGCGCTCGTCAAATGCTCCTCTAACGCGTCTTGAGGCTTTACTGCCCTCGTTACCAACATCTTGCCATTTCGTTGCCCAAACGCCTTCCAATTACCGTCTGCCATCTGCATTACTGAAATTACCTTTGGATTCTTTACTGGATTAAACTCTGCATCGCTATAGCTTATAAAGTCTTTTCCTCCTTGTTCTTCCGCCCTTTTTATTTCTTCTGCGGGCGTTAGGTTCTCTGGGTTAAGATTGTCCATGATGTTTTTTTAGTTTTTTGGGCGGTTTTTTATAAGAGTTCAGGAATGTTTGAATATCTTGCTCTGTAGGTTCTATTTTTTTATATCCTTCTGGCGGGAAAATCTGCTCTAAAAACATTCGCTGTTCGACTGTCATGGGAATATCACGCAAAGAGGTTGATTTGAATGGCTCATTCATTATCCATCCCTTATTTTTTTTCCAATCCTTTTTACTAATCTCTCTATCTAATCTCCCTAACTTCAACCATCCGTAATATATTCCTATTCGCTGCCAGATTCTTCTAAACATTGTGTTCCTCGATTGCTTTCATTACGACCTTTTTGCACCTTCCGCAGATTTCTTTCTGTCCCGTGATGACCTGATTGATCGCTTTGACAAATATCTTTTGTTTTTTTATCTGCCAGCGGAATCTCAATCGGTGGCAGTTTTCACACCTACGGAATAATATCATTGCGGTGTTTGCATGGCGTTTTTAATTGCTTCGTCTATTGAGTTTTCATTTCTCGGCAATAAAACAACACTTCCTGCGGTCAGAACTCCCGCGGCGACACCGATTGCATTCTTTACCGCGCCAAACACAACGTCAAATGAATCAACGATGCCGACATCCATCATATTTACCATTTTCTTAGTTCTTGTATCCCACCCCTCTTCGCTGTCTTGTGATGGTAGGTCATGTTCAATACCAGCGTTTCTCATAATCTGGAGAATAGGCATTAGCAACGCATAATCCAATATTTGTTGCCCAACAGTTCCATCAGTTTCCCATGTGCGTGCATTTTTAAGAGCCACGCCACCTCCCGGCAGAATCCCGTGTTGCATCGCCGCCCATGCTGAATTGATAGCATCTTCAACTTTCAAGCGTCGATACGCCAATGAGCTTTCGCTATGTCCTCCAACGAAATATCGCGCTGTCTTTGTGTTCAAGCGGGCTACACGAGCTAAACTTTCATCCGTCCCTTCCACCTTGAGCGCGAGCAGATGAGATGTTAAATCTTTAATCCCGTCGATAAATGTATCATCACGGTTCACGGTTATCTTTCCGAATCTTCCGAGAAACTCCATCTTGCAATCTTTCATTTTTATCCCGCTCGCCGGACCAATTACCCTCGCACCTGATGCTTTCTCTAGGTCTTCCCACCACAAATCGTTAAATACCGTAGGCATCTTTATTACCAAGAATCTGATTCCGAGCGTCTGCGGGGCACGGGCAAGGATAAATGAGTTCAAAATCGGCGCGTCCATCTCATCACAGAAGATAACCAAGTCCTTGACGCTTTGGTCTTGTAGCTCGCCGATCAACTTCTCCATCTCTCCCTGTGCGGTAATCTTAGACTTTGCCAACAAAACTAACGGATTCTCAATGGTCGCCGTGTAAGAATAATCTCCGTTGATAAAGTCGCACATATACCTCGAAGCATAAGTTGCCCCGTCGATTTTAATGCCTGTTCCGATGGTAAAACTATCCTCGCTTCCTTTCGCCGCCTCCCAGTTTATGATGCCATCTTTACCGATATGCTTGTAGATTTCTGCTATCATCTTACCAATTTCTTCTGATTCCGCCGCGATAGTTGCGGTTTGCTCAAGTAGTTTGAAATCTATCTCACCGCCTTCGTTCACTAAACTCTTTTTCTGCGCCGATAAAGAGTTCTCGATGAGCGGAAGACATTCCTCTAAACTATTCTTAATCTCTAGGGGGGCGACCTCTCCTATGTGCTTCATTCCTTCCTCAAGAATACTCGCCGTCAAAAGCGTCGCCGTTGAGCTACCATCGCCCGAACTTTTATTTGCCCGTCCAACTGCCTCGCTTAGAATCTTCCTGCCTAGTTCCTCAATGGGGTCTGCAAAGTGGATACGCTCCAAAATTGACGCACCGTCGTTTGACACCATGTATCCCGGACTTCTCATATCCTCCAAGATGCTATTCGCCCCGGCGGTTCCCATTGTGATAGCGATAGCTTCATTTGCCCGATTGATACCAGACATTAGCTTCTCTCTTGCTTGTTCTGCTGTGTATAAATTATCTTTCGTACTCATGGTAATAAATTGCGTCGTTAGTTTGTAGGACTTCTCTTATGTGAAACTCTAGGTACTTTACACTCGATATGTCTTGTGGAAAATGCTTTCTTAACCCGCACCGTTCACACCGCTCAAGGACTCCATACTCGTTCCGTTCGACCTCCCTGAACTTGTGCAAATAGTTTCCTTTTGAGCATATTGATTGCTGGTAGCGTCTATCCAACATGGGTTATATTTGATGTATCGCTAGAAATTATCTCTGAGTATTTTACGAACCAGTCATATTCATCTTCACTCCCCTCTCGTGGAAACTTGTAAGCGAGAAATCGATCAAACCGCACCTTTGCCCCTAGCTCAATGTCGGTGATTGTTTCGTCTTTCGCCAAGACTATGCCGATTTCGTTGTACGTCGTTGATTCCCCCGGTAGGAGGGTTTTATGCTCTACGGGGGCGACCTGTAGGAAGGAATTATGAAGTTTGAGCATTTTTTTCTATATATTTTATCATTTTATCCAGCTCGTCTTGAGTAAAGATTTTCTTCATGCTTTAATTATCGGTTATTTTTCGTTAAAAGTCAAATCTTATTCCTTAGTGAGAGAGGAGAGGAGGGAAGT